ACACCTTTTTTTATTAAGTTTTGAGATGTTAGTATTTCTTCTTCCCTAGCTGTCATATATTTTATTTCAATTTGACCGGAAGAAAGTGGATTTTCTTTTGGATAACATTTACCTTCAGATGGTAAACTAATTACTTCAGTTGGAAATTCGTGCTTTGCCATAATAAACCTTTATTTGTTCGTATATAAATATATAAAACTTAAAAAAGAGTAAAAAAAAAAGGTTCTCACTAAGAGAACCTTTTCTATTATTAAAATATTTATTGTATTTTTAGAATTCTAATATAGCGTAATCGTAAGATAACGTTAATTCGATATCAGCGGCATCATTAGAGGAGAAGTCTAAATCATTGAAGTTTGCCGATGCAATAAATGCACCCTTTAACTTCCACTGCTCTATCTTATCACCAACGGGCCCCAACATATAAAAATCAATATCTTTTTTGTAGAAATCAGCGTAACCTTTTCTACCAGTTAAAGATTCATATCCTAACCTTACCCATTCCATTACCTGTTGTGCACCTGATGGTACAATTGGGTCATATAATGAGATTGTTATATCTTGCCACTCACCCTTACCTTGTAACTTACGATAAGTGTTAATGTGGTCTAACTTCACAGTTTCGAAATTAATTGAAGGTCTAGCCGCAGTTTTTATAAGGTAAGATTGAATTCCATCAATCTCCATTATAAACCTGTTCTTCATCTTCGGTTCGAAGTTGGTGAACATCATTTCGTTAAATTCTAATACTTCTGCCATTTTTTTATTTTTTCTCCTTTTATACTAATAAATATTAGTTATTATTATTTTTAGTTTATGCTGAAAAAGCTGCTCCAGTTGGTAAGATGTTGAAATCAATTACAATGAATTCAGCGGTCTTAGCCGGTTGTAAGAATATTTGTCCAGCAAGTATGTTTCTATCAACAACATCAGGTGTGTTGTTAGTTTCATCCATTACTACTTTAAATGCGTACAGTCCTTGTCTTTGTTGAATTCCTTCTAAGTAAGGTTGTACAGTGTTTATAAATCTACCTCTTGTCTGAGCAGTATTTTGTTCAAATACTAAGAATCTAGATGTAGATGCAACAAACTTCTTAACAGTGATTAGTAATCGTCTTACGTTGATTCTATCCAATGCTGATGCTTTATCTTGCAACGTTTTCTGTCCAAATGCTACAATACCTTGCCCAGGGAAAGAAGCGATTGGATTTACTTTGTTTTCATATAAAGTATCTCTTTCAGAATGTGTTAATCTATTCAATACACTAACTGCTCCTACAATACCACCTCTATTCAAACCAGCAGGTGCGAACCATTCAGCTCCGATGTTATCGTTTGCTGCAAATACAGCTGGCATCAATACTGATGGTGGAACTGAGATTAGTTTGTTAGTATTAGTATCAACTGTCTTAACCCAAGGGTAATAAGAAGCTGCGTAGTTTGTATCTACTGCGGTTGATTGAGTAGTTGCTTCACTAATGGTATCACTAACTCCATTGAAATCAGCGATATAAAATGCATCTGAACGAGCTTCAACAACATCAATAGCTTTTGAAGTTACCGATGGATGGAATTTTCTAATAATACCTGGAGTTACCAACATATTAATATCATATTCATCAACGTTAGAAATTGCGTTCAATGCTTTAATATATGCAACTGAACCAGCCGATACTGAAGATGCACAATCAAATCCTTGTGTGTTTGCACCATTTATATCAACTCCTAAGTTATTTGGAATAGATGGAGATTTTCCATCAAAACCACTTTGGAATCCTAAAGTAAACTGTCTCTTAACCATATCAGAAGAATCTGAACCACTCATTACATAAGATAGTTGAGAATCGAATCCGAAATCTACATTTGAACCAACAACTGCATCGTTTGGAATTGCGTTCAAATAATGAGCGTTATCTCCCCTTACTCCAACAGTTTCAAAATCTAAACCAGCATATTTTGCTGATGAACCAGCAGTATTATCTGATGAATTTGTTTGATAAACTGCAGCAGGTACAATAGTTGCATCCGTAGCGTTGATTGGGTTGATATATGCTCCATGTCCAAAAGGTGCAGCTGAAACAGGGTATGAACCTTCTGCTTTAACTTCTACTCTTATATATTTAGAGTTATTTAACCAATCACCATTATCAGTAACTTTACCATTAGAATCGATTGTTCTATACATATCACCAATTCTTCTTGCGATAAAATTAGGTGATGCAGGGTCTAAGTTTACATTGTTAAATGATTCTAAAACAACTTTTCTCTTATCAGTATCAGCAAAACCTCTGATAGTTACTGAGAACGATGAGTAATCAGTTCCACCATCTTCACCAGCTGCTTTTACATTTGAGATAGAAACTTTAAATCTTTTATTTTCATTAGTACCATGTCCTAAAGTATGGAATCTAAATAATTCACTTCTTTCACCAGAAATCAATTGTGATTTAACAAATGGTGTAGATGCTACTGATGCTCCCCCAAATATTTGAGATGGTAATGTTACTGCAGATACTCCACCTGAATAATCAGCTGATGTTGCTACATTCTCAAAGTAAGAATATACATATCCATCCTTTGAACCAAATGGTGATTCACCAAATACATCACTAACATCATTAGTTGCTGATGGTAATAAAGATGATGATACGTTTCCGATACCACTACCACTTACCACAAATGAACCAGATGCCGTTCCAGTATTTACACTAAATGTACCAAATCCAACTTCTTCATCACCAGCATTGGTTGAATGAATACTTGAAATTAGTTTTCCATCTGCAACTAACCCAATAGGTGTTGTTTGTGTATATCCACCTTCACTCATTACTCTTACAACTGTTACAGTACCAGCTTCTCTAAGATAGTTTTGTACTGCATATTCTGTATAGTAAGTTCCGTCAGGTTTACCAAATTTATCCTCAAATTCTGATTGAGTTCTAATAATTGTTGGAACGAAAGCAGGTCCTTGTTTGAAAGGTCCTACGAATGCTGCTCCAATTTCTCCGATACCTTGAGCCAAGAACGATAAATCGTTTTCTCTTGTGAATACTCCAGGTGATACAATTCTTTCTGCCATATTTTTATTTCTCCAATAAGTTTATTTTGATTTTATACCAAATACACATATAAATATAACCAAATTACCCAAAAGATAAAAATGATTATATTCATATGTAATTTTCTTACTTATTTAGTAAAAGTTTTACCATTTCCTTCAATTCATTAATCTCTTTTTGTTGAGATTTCACAATTTCAGTTTGTTCTTTAATACCTTCAACTAATAATGGAACTAATCTATCGTATTTAAGAGTTAAGTAATCTTCACCAGATGTAGAGAACATTTCACCATCCTCAGTAAAATCAGTATCGAATGGTGCTGAATGAACAACCTCAGGCATTACCTCTTTTACTTGCTGAGCTGATAAACCTATTTGTTTCTTATCATCTTCGAATCCTTTTTCTTTTGCTAAATCATTGTTTACATAGTAGAATGCATCTAACTTAGAAATTTTATCTAATGGAGATTCAATCTTACCAAGATTATCTTTTAATCTTTCATCAGAATAGAATGCGATAACATCTTGCGTACATCTCAATTCTCTGTTCATTAAGATTTGAGAATTGTTTACCTCTAATCTCTCAGTACCACCAGTTACAACTCTCCATTGGTCACCCGCATGGAACTGCATATAAGTGTTAGTATCACCTCTATGGTAGATGTAATCATTAATTTGCATATTTGCCAATAATGATGTTGATGCAGGGTCACAATAATATCCCGTATTATTATAATCATAATAACGAGGTGAATACATATATGATTTAGCAGAAACTCTACCAGATGAACCATCTAACCAAATTCTCGCATCACCATCAGCGGCAACATACATACCCCAACCACTTTCACCAGTAAATCCGATGAAACCAGCACTTCTGTAGGTGTACCCAACACCATACATATTTGATAGTGAATCAACCGCAGGATTGTAAGATGAACCGATAGTATAAATTGGGTTAGAACGTGTTGAGTTTTCACCAACCGAATTATATGAACCAACTAAGTGTCCAGTATTGTGCCCACTTCTCGTATAATAATTAGAGTTTATGGTTGCGGTTCTAATTGTGTTAAAATTAGATGTTGATGCAGGATTTGAGTAATATCCAGTATCATTTCTATCGTAGAATATTGGCGTTCTTACATTTGCAGTAAAGTTACCAACTTCTGCTGTAAGTTGTGCGTTTGCAGCCCCAGTATCACCATAGAATGTAAATTCTGCACCAGTTCCATTTGGATTACCATCAGATACTCTAATTTCAGCATCAAATGATGTGTTTATAAATCCAATTCTATTACCTGCTAAGGTAAGAGTTTGCATATGAGATTGACCTGCTGGATTTACATAATATCCAGTATTATCACTATCATAGAATAATGGTGCTCTTAATGATTGAGCTCCCGTTAAATAGTTGTTAGCAATAACAACATTATCTGACCTCCATTCCATTGTCTGATAACGAGTACCTGATGTGTTTGTGTTATACATATACACATTACCAGAGGTACTGAATCTCCAATATCCCTGTCCATGATTGGTATTTAATCTTCCAAACCCAGATGGTGAACCATTGTTATTAGTAACATTATATCCAAATCCAGCCCAATCCCAAGTTCTACCTGGTTCCGAACACCACATTCTTAAATTAATCTCACCAGTACCAGCCCCATTGTTACCAGATAATAAACGTACTCCAAATTCAGAATCACCATGACCACCACTTATTTGGGTCATTCCATATAATTGAGTCCCACTTGCAGGGTTTACATAGTAACCAGTATTATTTCTATCGTAGAATATATCTGAACGAGTATCGTTTAAATCTGCTCTATTGATTCGAGAAGTAGATGCAAAGTTACCATAATAAGAAGTGTTATTTCTATCATAGAAAATGTTTGCTCTCATATCGTTAAAGTACGATGTGGAAGCAGGATTTGCGTAATATCCAGTATCATTTCTATCGTAGAATATTGGTGCCCTCATATCACCACCAGTTTCTACTCTCTTATCGAAATAATTCGATGGTCTATCGGTGTAGTAATATGTGTAAGATGTATTTAGTGCACCAATCTTAGTCCAACCAGAAGAATTTTGGATTTTTATTTGTTTTTGTCCTTCACCCTCAATATATGGATATCTATTATCAGTATTTAGGTCTGAAAATCTAGTACTACTATGGAAGTGTAATCTACCGATAGTTTTTTCTGCTTTATATAGTTTTAATCCACAATATCTAGTTCTATGTGTACTATTACCAGCATAGTTAAATAAGAATAAAGGTCTGATATATTCGGTTCCAGATGTGAATGCCTGTCCACCATTTCCACCAAGTCTACCACTTACTTTATACCACTCTCCTGAATTTCTAGTGTTTGCATCAATTTCCATATATGATGCACCCCAATATCTATTTGTGTTACCAAAGTATGATTTGGAAGCGTTATATGCGGAACCACCCATATATAATGCGGAACTACTATCCGTACCAGCAACAAATCTTACCCAAACTTCAAAGATATATTGAGAATTAGCATCAATTTTGATGTAATCCGAATGAGTTGGATACCACTGTCCGTTTACTTCAAAACAACCAGCTGCAGGTGCAGTTGGGTCATCAACTTTAGTAACTCTAGAAGTTGGTCCACCACCAGAAAGTTGATATGCAACTTCAGCAGCGTTCATATCATCAGTAATATTGAAGAATGAACCATTATCTACATTACGCATGTAGTTTTGAATAGAAGTACCAGTTAAAACAGGATTACCACCTACGTTTAATGAATTAACATTTAAAGCGTTTAAGTTTGATGTACTATCACCATGTATGTAATACCCAGTATTATTTCTATCATAGAAGATAGGTGCTCTCATCTGCCCATCAGCCTGAACATTTCCTATGAATTGTGCACCTTGCGATGCAAATGAAATTCTATGATATGTACCACCATTATTTTTTAATCTAAGGTGGTGTCCATATGTACCATCATAACCATATGCCAGTCCGTACATATTACCAATTGGCCAACTTTCTCCAATTGTCCAAATTACTTTTTCTGCAGTACCAGTTTGATTATAGTTACCCATTAAACCACCACTATCCTTAGATACTAAGTAGTTATCGTATTTAACTCTACCATTAAAGGTTGCAGTATTTAAGATGGAATTAGATGCAGGGTCTACATAATATCCACTATTATTTCTATCTCTAAATATTTGAGCTCTTACATCATTTTGTACATAGGTATGTCTATCATTAGATAACCAGAACATAGAAACATTGTTACCACTACTCCAACCTTGTCCAATACCATAATGAGGATTGGTGTTGTTTGGTGAATAACCAAAGTGTAATGCAGTTGCATTTGTTGCAGCAGTACCAATTACCCAATGTTTATAGTTTCCAGATGATGCGTTTGCTCCATCATAACCAACAAATCTAAGTGTCGGTCCATGAGTACTATTGTTAATCTCAGAGGACATTAAGTTTAACTGAGGATATTGTCCTTTAATAGTTAAATCAGGCCTACGAGTTTCTTGAGCAACTCCGTTATATAAGTTAGATTCATCACCAATGTGAATTCTATAAGGAACCCTCATTTGATACATTCTAGATACACTATTAGGGTCATTATAATAAGCAGTATCGTTTCTATCGTAATAAATAGGTGAATCAATTCTACTATTAATAAGAGTTTGACCATTACCTCTAATAATCATATTCCATTGTCCACCTAAACCACCGTCTCTGAATGAAATATCTTCACCACCAGATGTTGCTATAATTAAGTGTGCATCATTTGTATCAGTTGATTGGATAAATCCTCTATTATTTCCAGCTGATGTAAATAATCTAATTTGATTACCAGATTGCATATCGAATGTACCATATGCATCTACTGAATCAAATCTACCATTTCTAAATCTAAAGTCACCTTGCGAACTACCAAAGTAATATGCGGTGTTTTCTCTTTCGTAGAAAATGTTAGCCCTTACATCATTCATATAAGATGTAGAAGCAAAATCACCATAGTAACCAGCATTATTTTTATCATAAAAACGATATGCGTACAAATCACCTTCATAATTACTTGCGTTGTTTGAAGTAACAACTAATGATGCTGTTCTGGTTCTATTTGTTCCACCAGGAATACCACCGAAGTTTACTATCCAATCTTGTCCCCAATTTGTTGAGAAACCACTATAACCAACTTGTAAATCAGTAATATGGACTTGTGGGTAACTCCAAGTTTGATTAGCCTCACCAATCGAACACCATTGTCTACTACCATCATCACCCCAACGGATAGTTTGAGCTCCTTTTCCACCATCAGTTAACTGAGTAGCGAATTGGTTGTAC